GTTTCCGCATTGGTCGCAGCTGAAATTCTCGGCCAGCTCGGCCGGGCATTGTGCGAAGCGGACCCCGTCGACCGTATACGGCCAAACCGTGCCGGCCGGGGCGGCCACCACGGCCGGGCGGCCGATGGCCACGGCGGCCAAGGCTTGGCCGATGGTGTCGCAGCTCGCATTAATCACGGTTTCGCCAGCTGCAGGCACCGGCAGCAGCTCGGCCGCAAAGTGGGAATAAGTCCACGCCTGTCCGTTACGGGGCACGGCTTGGCGCAGGGCGGCCAAGTAATCCGCGTCGATCAAGTCGGCCGCGTGATCGCCTTGGGGGTTAAGGGCGCAGGATTTTGGGCACGTGCCGAATACGTTATGGCCGCCGGCCCGATAAGTCACGGCGATGGGGCCGGTTTTTTTATTGCCTGAATGCTTAACGGTTTTGAGCATGTCTTTCTCGCTTTCTTGGGTTACGGCCGGGCGGGTGCTGGCCTGATTGGAATTTTAATCTAATGTTTATCCACTTGTCAACTGTCCACAAATAAAAAACCCGGCCCCATCGCCGTGACTTATCGGGCCGGCGGCCATAACGTATTCGGCACGTGCCCAAAATCCTGCGCCCTTAACCCCCAAGGCGATCACGCCCGTCGGGGTGTCGGTCGCTAAGATTTTGGCCGAATAGTCGTGTAAGGCCTCCAAAACAAATGCCTGCATTAACGGCCCGGTGCTCGAATAGTCCATAAGGCGGACAATAAATTTTGTGTTAGTTTCCCGTTTCATGCTGGCCCCCTTCATGCCCGAATTGAAAAAGTGTTATTTTGGAAAAAGTCCCGGATCGCTTCATTGATGTCGAGATTTTCGGCCAGCTTGTCGGGGTCAATTTCCCCGGCTAAGTCGCTCAAATCGATGTCACCGGCTATCTCGGTCAGCTGGCTATCGGTCAGCTCGCCAGCAATCTCGCTCATGCTTAAGTGCTCCACCAGTTTGGACAGGTCGATATTGTTGGCGATGTCCTCAACGTCAGGGGCGGCGTTCACCAGCTCTTGGCAGACCATCTCGCGCACCATAGGGCGCAGCTGCTCGGCGATGTCTTTGACCAAAGCTTCAATGATGTGTTGCATGTCTTTCTCTCTTTCTAGGTTTTGGCCTTGCGAAATGCTTGGCACGGCTGGATTCTAAATCTACTCTTATCAACTTGTCAACTATCCCCTCCAAATATTCTGTGGAATAGCCAAAAGCCAAAAAGCCGAACAATTAAGCTTCTGTTTGTCGTCTGGTCGGGCGGTTTTGGCGGCGGTCGTGTCAGGGCGCGGTTAAGCGCTCGTCGGTCTTGGCGCCGCATTGACCGATATGCCTTTTTCTTGGAAAAGAAGCGCTTCAACCGCCCGTTCAACAAACAAAGCGGTTTCTTCGTTTGGACAATCGGCAATGCAGCTGATCCCTCCCTCTACCATGTGCAAGTAAACGCTCCAATAATGGATGTCGGGGTAATCTCGATCACATTGTTCAAAATACTCTATGCCATCGATCACTTCGCGGGCGACAGGGTGCATTTCTACGCCGTCATATTCAGTCAAGTTCATGGTCCTTCTCTCTTTCTATGTTGCCCAGAACGTCTGGGTGTTTGTGATCCTAACACAACTTTTACATACAAGTCAACTGTCTACTAAATGTTTTCTCAATTCGGCCCACGATATGCCCGTCCACGGCCACCGGGCCAGCGCGGGGGTGTCCACGCCCATGTTAACCAAGTCAATGGCCTGTTCGCCACAGTACAACAGCAGCTCGGACTTGCTGGCATGAGTCGTGCCGGCAGGGTGATACTGGACCAAAATATATGTCGGACAGTTCAAGTCGGCATGCTTGATGTGAAAGGCCACTTGGTGGGGCGACAGGTTGACCTTGCGGCCACGCTTGACCACTTTGAGCTCCACCATCACAAACACCCCGTGCGGAAATGCTATCAGGACATCAGGGATGCCCAGATTCACCCGAGATTCAATCCGGGTGAAATGGCAATTTGGGATATTTTCCCGGACCCGTTTGTACAGGTTCGCTTCCGGTTTCAGGGCCATCGGTCTCTTCCTCGTCGGGTTCTTCTTCGATCTGCTTGGGGGTCACGTCCACAATTGGACCGGCTTGGCCACCGTACAGGCGCTTGATCTCGTCCAGCTTGCGCTGCACCTCTTCCTTGCTCATGCTGTCGATGGTGCCGTGCCGGATTTCCTTGCGGTCGATGTAAATCGTGCCCAAGGCTTGGCCACGCCGATATTCGGCCTGCACGGCCGCGCCATATGCGCCAGCTTGCAGGGCTTGGTCGCGGATGACCTGCAGGTCGCGCATGTGGCGCTCGAACGTGGTGGCGTACTTTTCGCCCAGCTCTCGCCTCCGCTCTTGGATCGCGGCCACGATGTGCGGGTTCATCTCCGGGTCGGTCAGCTCTCTGGCCTTGTTCTTGGCCCAGTTGTCAGAGTACCCCGCGCGCAGCGCGGCCTCTTTCAGGGTGACGTGACCGTCTCCCGCCACAAACTCCTCGACAAACTTCCACTCTTGGGGCGACAGCACCCGGGGCTTATGTGGTTTGACCGGTACAGCAATTCTGGCCTCAACGCGGCCGTCAATGCCGCCCAGCTTCTTACCCGCCAAAAACTGCTCGTCCTTTTTCACGCCCATCAGGCCACCCTCCACAGCCGCCAGCCTTCGCCGTGCCGGCGGCAGGTGAATCTGGTGCCGGGATGCCTGCGCGAGTACATGTACGCCGCGCTGCGCAAGTTCTTGATCCACGTAGCGTCCAGCACCAAAAAGCTATCCCCCACGGCCATGTCAGGGAAGGGATAACGCTCTCGGGGGTCAACGCCACCGGGCAAAGGGATGTTCTTTTCGAGTTTCATGGCTACATTGTGCAACAAATCCACAAACAACGCAATAACAGGGTCTTTTCCCGTCCAAAGGTCAAATTCAGGGTTCTAGTAGACTTTTTTAGACCAATGTATGTTTTTATTTTTCAAAAAAACGACCGCGCGCGCATTTTATGTGAATTACATCTCTGACCTATGTGTAATCCACTGTGTACTCGTAACTCATTGATTTCATTCACTTATTACACCATTACATCTATTACGTCTATTTTCAAAAAAAAAATAAAAAAAACATCGTTACCCTAAAAAAGTCTATCTAAAAGGCCAAATTGGCGTAAGCCCCGTGGTCCGTGGCCCTTTCTCCTAGTACAAACCCTAATAAACCATGCAAAAGGGCCCGTGATCCGTGGACCACGAGCCCTTTTCCTTTGCGCATGCCTCACTGCACGCCCATGCTATCGCTAAAGCCTCCATCCAAGAGTTTTGCGGCCATGTGGGCGGGGATGAGCTCACCGAACTCGATCTCTTGGATGTTTCCGACGTGGATGCCTGCTGTGGGCACGTGGAGCACGGGCCCCAGGAGCACCACTTTTGCGCCGTCGATGGTGATGCACACCACTTGGACCATGTGCAGGGTGTTGGCCAGCTCGCGCAGCAGGCCTTCTTCTTTTCCTGTCGTGGTCACAACCGGTCCATTTTGTCGATGGGGGTCCAGCCTATTCCTGGACCTCCGTCCTTGACGCCTAAGTCGAGCGCGAGTTTCTCGACTTCGTCCTTGTACTTCTTGACTTCCTTGGCCAGGGCCTCGAGAAGGTCGTTTTGCACTTCGATTCTCCGGCGCAGGCCTTTGACATACTCGGACAGCTCGATGTTGTCGATCTGGACAGGGGGATTTTCTGTTGAGAAGGTAGCGGGCCTCATTGGTTTTTCTCCTTTTGTGTGGTGGGGTGGGGTTTTGCTTTACTGTAAACGGTGAAGGACGTGGACTTGGTGACGTCACCGTAGCGCACTGCGTTGCGGGTGCCGGTGGCGGATTGTTTCCAGTCTTTGTCCTGGGTGACGGCGGAGTTGGTTTTGACGCGCCAGTCAAAGGCGTTGCCGTGGCTTTTGACGATTGTGGTGCCTGGCCAGTGGATGTTCATTTGATGATCCTCATGAACGCGCCGCAGCGGGCGCACTTGTAAAGCGGCTGACCCTCAACCGGAGTCCATCGGTGTTGGCATTCGGTCACACGCAACTCCTGATTGTCAGTAATGTCAGCATGAAGGCGATGAATGCCAGCGCCACCCAAATCAGTTGCCCGTCAGCTGGGGTTGGTTTGTCTTCGTCATCCATTGTTTTTGCTCCTTAATTTGGCTTCGATGGCTCGGGCAAAGTCTTCCACCCAACTACCAAACAAAATGCGGTATTCGTCAGCAATCGGCTGTAGTTCGTTGTTTGTCAAACCAAACCATGTGCGCTGTGTGCGCGGGTCAGCGCCACCAGCGGTAACAATGCCGCTGTCTCGTGCTGGCTCATAGTCCAACCCCAACTCACGGGCGTTCTCTGCCTTCTTGTCAAGGGCTTGCTCCACTGCACGGCCAGCGTCATAGCCGTAGTTCCACCCCATCTCAACGAGATCGAGTTGGGCTTCGCTGTAATGCTCGGTTCGGGGGACGCCATGCTCCAGCACGTTGCCGCTCTTCCACTGCTCAAAGCTGCGGTAGATGTCGATCTTTGGCTCCTGCTGT